GCGGCGGTCGTGGGTGGGCGTGTAGTCCTTGTAGGAGAGCGCCCCCGCGCCGCGATTGAAGCCGTTGTCGCGGCTGTAATCCGCGAGTCCGGACGTGGAGATGGACGGCATGCGAACGGTATCGCCGCCGTCATACTGTACGTTTGTAGCGTTTGCCTCCATCCAGCCGGATGTAGCATCCACGATCATCCGCTCATCGAGCTTTTTCTGATAGAGTCTCGCCATCTCAAGCGTATTGATTGCCATGTGTTATTACCTCTTTCTGTTTAACCTCCGAGCGAGGCGGCAATCTGCTCTTCCAGCGTTCCGCCCGCTCCGTTATCCTGCGACCTGCCGTCACCGCTGCCGCGTCTCTGCATATCCTTAACCGCCCACGCTTTTCCGTCGAGCCATTCTGCAGCGCAGTCCGCAATGCTTCCCTGCGTACCGTCTGCCTTGGTATAGCAGTATGCACCATCCTCGGTGACCTTGATGTTCGGAACGACCAATTTTGCAAACTCCTGCGGGTCAACGGCATTCGCCTTTGTGAGAGCATCAACCGTCTGCGCCATGATGTCCGCCTGTACGCGCTTTTCCTCAGCGGTCTTGCGTGCCGTCTCGGCGGCCTCATACTTTTTAGCAAGATCTGCGATCTGCCCCTGCAGTTTCTGCATCTCGGTCTGTGCACCTGCGCCCTCCTCACGAGCGGCGCCGAGCTGCGTCTCCAACTCCTTGTGCTTCGATTCGAGTTCCCCGTGCTGCTTTTTGAGCCCGGTCAGCTCCTCTTCTGCCCTGTTCTTGGCGATGCGTGCATCTGCCGCCTCCTTCCGGACGCCCGCCAGCTCGCTTTTGATGGTCTCCACCATCACCGTGCCATTTTCCGCAGCCTCCAGTGCTGCATACACCTCTTTGAGTTCCATGTTGTCTGCCTCCTGTGCAAATAGTCTTGCGGGTCTCAATCCCGCGCATAAAAAATGCCCTGCCGTCAAGCACGGAGGGCATGAAAAAAGCACCTGCATAGAGTGCAAGTGCTTTTTAGCTTAAGAAAAATAGGGTTCTATATCGAAATCGGATTCGATGTACAGTTCATTTGCAACGTTGTCATTTCGTACGACTATTTCTCCTTGCGGCGAAAAATAGAATTGCCATGCGCTCGAATCAACGTCTTCCAGCAACTCACCTTTTGCCAGATTCGGAATGTGTTGTTCAAGGGCGGCGCATTGCTTCGGAAATAGGTCCGGTGCAAACTGATCGCAGATTGAGTAGGAATACTTATACTGCTTACGCATCGCTATCACCCCAATCCAAATTTTTCATTGACGCTGCGGCGACTTCGCACAGCACTTTCATAGATCAGCCGAATTGCATCTTCCTGCGAAATTCCTGGACGTCTTTGCATCTTGTCGGCGATAAGCTGCTCCCACGTCCTCACAGGATCTTCTCTGTCAAGCTTCCGTCTAAGCTCCTGATCTGCCATCAAGTCGCGTGCCTGACGTCTGTACTGATTGCGCAGTTCAAACGCCTGCCGCGCTTGCTCCTCGATCGGAAGCTCGGTGCTTATTTGCGAATGGATCCACTCGGTTTGATAGATGTACCACTCACGCACCGTTTTGCTGTCGAGCGCTCCGATGTACGCTTTGAGCTCTTCGAATGTCTTTTTCTTTAGTATATCACTTCGTGACTCGTTTGGCGATAGCCTGCTGTCAATTTTTTTGCCGCCGTATCCGCGTGCTTTCTGCGTCCAGCTGACCTTTCCGCCCATCACGTCTTTGACGCCGTGCACACCAAGGAGCATCTGCCGATGATGCAGACTGACGCTGTCAAGATATTCTCTGCCGCCCTCCTCGACACGATCGATCGGCTCCTCGTTATTGATCATCCCGCGGATAACGGGCTTGAGAAAGCACATGCAGTGCGGGTGTGCCGGCAAACGCGGCACCTTGTCCTTCGGAAATATCCCCGGCCCCATACCGTAGAGATTCGCCTTGGCGTATAGATCGCAGATGTCATAACGCGGATGCCTCCCCGAGAGTCGCCACTGATAGGCGATGCAGTCGTCGTTGTTATCCCATTTGAGCAAAAATCCGTCTTGGTATGCCCGTGCCATCTCCGTCCGCGCGATGCGATCCGCAAAGTAGCGCGTCCGCTCCTGCGTGGCAGCATATATCGCTTTATTCAGCGCTTTTTCGTTTTGATCTTCGAGCGCATCGACAAGTTGCGAATATGCTGCACGCATGCCTGCGGTTGTGCCCTTTGCAATCTGCCGACGAATGGGCTTTAGCGCGGCCAATATCTCGCCGGGCGGGACACCTGCACGACGAGCAACCTGCGTCAAGTCCTGCAGGAATTTCGGAAGGGACTGTGTCGGGATAATGCCCGCTTCCTGGTACCCGTCGAAGATAGCAAGGCTCGCCTGTCGGTATGTGGCACTCCTTTTGATCTGCTCCGAGATCGTCCGAGCGACCAGTTCCCGCACAAGGATTCCCCCGCGCGTCGTGCGCTCCGAAAGCGTCAGATTATCGGGCGTCCAGGACTGCGTAAACAGGCGATCCGTGATGCCCTGCGGCAGTGCCTCGCCATATCCGCGCTCCGCCTCTGCACGTATTTGATCGATCAACTCGCCAAACAGTATGCGCATGACCGGATATTCGCGATATGCTTGCCGTACAGCGAACGGCACAGCGTAGCCCTCCGCGATCAGCGCACGGATGCGCCGCTCAAATGCGTCTATCTCCGCCCGCGTCGCTGTCTGTCTCATCGTCCTCGTCTCCGTAGGTCTGCGTCTGCTCTATAACGGCGGCCGCGGCTTCGAGCTCGCTGATAATCGCGTCATACGTCGCGGGCTCGAGATTCGGCAGGTATGCTTCGAGCACCTTGCGCGCAACCTCCACTTGATATGTTTTGCTGTCAAGCCCAAGATCAAGCGCCGCCTGTGCCTGCGCAAGTCCATCCGCAACATCCGAAATTTTGAAGTCGCGTGGATATTCGCAGATGTAGCCGATCGCTTCGCCCGTCCATGCCTCATACAGTGCGACGATTGCCTTTTCAGCCTCCTCGCACTGGATCGCAAAGTCGACAAGCCGTTGATTCGTCCGCTCGAAGTCCCACTGACGCGCAACGCCGGATTTCGCCGTCTGCACGCCGATGACTGAGTCGATGCCGCTCATGCGATACATCTCCCCGATGAGTCGGTCGATCTGGTCGGTCAGTACCTGTGCAGGCGCCGCATCCGGGGATATGTAGCTCGGCGGGTGCTGACTCTCCGGCGGATAGGTGAGTACGTTGTTCGTGCCGATCGTGATATCCGACGCCCCATTGTCCGGCATGACCAAAATACTGAACGTCTGATTCTGGAGAATCTGCGTGTGCCAGCTGCAGAGCTGATAGACGTGATAATTCGTCTGCGCGACAGACAAAAACTCCGGCGGCGGCAACACCTCCATCGGGTCATTGCTCCGCCCGAACCACTGCACAACGGGCAGGCGCCCGAGTCCGTGTTCTCCCTGCCGGATGATCTGCATGTTTTCGTCTGCGACCGCCCATGCCATTTCGGTCCATGTGTAATAGCGCGTCTTGGTTTTGTCCTCCGAGTCCTTGATGGTACTCTGATACCCGAACTCAACCATCCTGCCGTGGTCGTCAAAGCGCCAATGCGTGACTTCGCTCGGCAGCACGTGCGCAAGATACGGCAGCGCACGCTTATCAAGGCTGTCCTGCACGGTCTCGCCGATCTCCGGCTCGTTGTTGACGATGACGTAGACAACGCCGTAGAGCTTTGCCATGACAGCGAGGCGGCGGATGTAGTTCTGCAGGTCTGCGCCGGTACGGTCGGAGTCATCCAGAAACACCTGGAATTTTGCCGTGTCCGTATAGTCGCGCTTGATCTCGTTGCGAAAGATCGGATCCACAGATGCGTTGACGATTGGCCCTGTGTAGTTGAGGTAGTACGCGAGCTTTTTGCGCTTGGCGTAATTCTCCGAGCTTTCGCGGGCATGCCGCACCAGTGCCCCGCCGTCCTTAAACTGCCCATCGCCATAATATGCATCGCGCAGAAGCTGATAGGTATCTGCCATTGCGTTGATGTCCAATCGTGTCCCTCCTCAGTAGATATTTGCACGGCGCGCCTTGATGCGCTCACCTGCCGCAAGCTGTTCCGTGCCGTAGCGCACCGCATCAATCGCGTGGTTGTCCTTATCCGGATACGCCGAAATAAATTGCCCGTCCCTGTTGCGCTCGTACTCGTAGCCGACAAATTCGCGGTACGTGTTCGGCGCGCGCCGCTTATCGATGTAGATGCGTCTGCGCCCCTGCAACCAGTGGATACCGTAATCAACGGAATCGGGCCCCTTGCGTGCCGCCTGCACATTGAGCCCGAGGCTGCGCATCTCTGCGATGCTCTTCGGCTCTGCGGAATCCGCGGTCAGGTGCTGCCCGTAGAGGCGCGGCAGAATCTTCCGCACTGCCTGTGCATTGCTCAGCCGCTGCTCATATATCTCGTCAAAGATGTATAAATCCTCGTGCTTGACGTCATAGTGCATTGCGACAAAGGCCAGCGGGTCGACCGCAAAGCCGAAGTCAAGGCCAAAGTAGCGGCGGTCAAAGAGCGCTATATCTGCATCGCTCATCTCCATGTCCTCGACGTTATCAAATACGCTGCCGCCCGTGCCCGTGACCTCGCCGAGGTACTCATGACGATACAGCGTTTCATTCTTTTCGCGCAGGCGCTCTGCCTCCGCGATGAACTGCTCTCCAAGCCACGCAGAAGGCACGTCCCGATAGGTGGAACGGTGCACAACGCGGTCATCGCGATCGAATAGTGCTTCTTCATTGACCCAGTTATTACGGCTTTTTGGAGGGTTGTAAGAGTAAAACACCCAGTACCGCTCACCGCCGCGCAAGAGCGACTGCAAAAGACTGCGAATCTCCTCCATACCAGTGAATTGGTCGAGCTCCTCAATCCACACAATACCGACGTACCCGAATGGCAGCTTGAGTGACTTAACCTTGTTTCGGTCGTCGACACCGAGGAAAAGAATTTTCTGCCCGGTGCTCTTGTGCTCAAATGACAAAGGGCTCACCCGTGCCGCAAATGCATCGGATAAGCCCAGCGCGTTGATTGCCCAGTCCACTTGATTATAGACACTGTTGCGCAGTGTATTCGCGACCTTGCGCAATACAACCACATGGCAGACCGGATTCTGCAAGAGACCGAGCAGGATAGAGAGCGACGCAAAGCTCGACTTCGTGGAGCCGCGTCCGCCTGCGAGCCAATAGTGCGTATAGCGGTGCTCCTGCGCATCAAAAAATATGCCGTCGAAGCTCGGTGCAATCAGCTCGGCAACGTTGACCGTTCGCTCGCTCACTCTGCATCACCTCGCTCGAATACAAACGTGATCGGCGCCGCCTTCTCCGTCTGGTCTTTGTCAAGGGATTTCTCCTTCAACTTGACCTCTCGCTCGTGGAGACGGATGTCAGCGCTCTCGCCGATGGTGTCCAGTAGGATCTTCATCATTTTGGGATCTCCTGCGCAGGCGCTCCGGACGATGCTGCCAAGCACCGCATCGCCGATCGTAAGGCCGTCATCACGGATGCGCGCCGCGCGCATGATGCCGTTCTTGAGATCTGGATGGAGGTCTTTCAGCGAGAGCGAAATCGCCTCCTTGAGTGCCGTGCGCAGCGCTTTCTTGCGACGGCGGGACTCTCCGCTCTTGACTCCGCCTTTTCTCCCGTTTTCCCTAGCTTCTTCTTTGCTTCTCTGCGATGCCGGGATTAAATTATTTCGTCCATCCGTCATCTACACGCTCACCACCTGCCTTTAATTCTTACGATTTTCTTACGATTTTTACGATTAAATCCCGCAACGGCGCGGATCATCACCATTTTTCGCACGATTTTCTTACGATTTTTCGCACGCATACAAAAAGGGCGCCACTCCTGCAGCACCCTCGATTATCAGCTTATACTATATCACAGGTTGATGTGTCTTTTTGTATCCAGTGACCTAAAACTTCTTGAAAAACAATCAGCGCATACTTGTGAAGCTTATGAACGTGGTGATAATCGTAAAACATCTCCACTGCCATCTGCTCCCATGATTGCCCCTGCAAATATCGCCGCGTCAGCACATCCCGATATCGCCCGTCAGCAATCCGCTCAATCAGCACCTTTGCTTCCTTGCGCAGAGCAATCAACTTATCCCACTGCGCATTCAGACGCTCCATGTAACCCTCAACCGCCGCGATCGCATCCGAGAGGTCGCCAATCTTGCCCCCGATGACTTTGTCAGCGTCGTACTGGATCGCCTTCAGATGCAGGATGTCGGCTTTTGCCTGTTCGTATTCCTGTTCAAGACGTTTCAAGTCTCGCTCAGCATCACGGACGCGCCAGAGATATTCTTTTGCTGTCATTCTTTTCCTCCTCTGGAAATTTCATAAACGCTAGCCAGATTGTCTTTCCTCTCCGATTCCCGAACAACGGCTGCTCAGGGATAATTTTCAAAACATCCGCCGTAGAAATCTGATCCTCCGACCATTTGAAGATCAGCACACCGTAGTCCATCAAGACGCGCATGCACTCCTCGAATCCTCGGCGCATATCATTCTGCCATGTGCTTTCGAGCACACCGTACTTGATGCCGAGCCATGAACTCTTTCCGGCTCTGCACAGGTGCGGTGGGTCGAATACGACAAGCCGGAAATTCTCATCTGGAAACGGAATCTCTCGAAAATCAGCGACCAGATCGGGCTTTACCTCGAATCGTCGTCCATTACACAGGTTTTGGGCAAAGCTGCGGTTATCCATGAACACGGCCGCCGGATTTTCTTTGTCGAACCAGAACATCCGAGAGCCGCAGCAAGCGTCAAGAATCTGCTTGTCCACTCCTCTTACTCCTCCTTATGCGCTCTCTCGTTCTTCCGCGCCGCACAGTTCCGGCAGATTGGCACGTACAAGGGCCTCCGCAAACGGCGGCGGCACCGCATTTCCGCATCGGGCAACCTGCGCCGATTTTGGATAGCTCCTGCCGTCAGCGTCGCGGTCGATGATATAACTCTCCGGAAATCCCTGCGCCCGAAACAACTCCCTCGGCGTAAGCATCCGCATGCCGATATCCGTGACCTGATACAACTCTCCGCATACAGCAACCACACCGAATCTATCTCTGGTCGTGATTGTATGCAGTGGCTCTGTGAGCGTCTGTCCCTCGCCTTGGCCGTAATACTTAACCAAGAACGCCTCAACGAGCGCATTATGGTCAACGGCTGTAACCGTCGGAAGTGGCGCCGTTACCTCTACACCAGCGCTTTGATAGCCACCCGCAAAATACTTGCTGATAAATGCGGTGACCAGTCCGTAACGGTTGGACGCATCCGCCGTCATGAGCGGGCGATCTATTGACTGACCGCGCACATCCTTATCTGACTGTTCGCCGTGATATTGGATGAGCAACGGAGCAAGTCTTTTATCCACGATGTACGGGTGCGGATTGTCGAGGACAAATTTCTTGAGCCCCCGCGCAATGCGCCGCATCGTATTTTCGCAGAGCGGCTTCTTCCGGGCAAAGATACTCGGACACGGGATTGTCCAGTCGATGATCTCCGCCGCTGTCCGCCACGGATGGAGGATGCCGCTCGCCACAAAGAGCGTTGATGGGTCTCCATGCGTCGGCTCCGGCCATACAATCGGAAAGCCGTCACACCTCGCAACCAGGAAAAAGCGTTTGCGTATGGTCGGCGCACCGTAGTCACACGCTCTGAGCTCGTTCCACTCAACTTTGTAACCGTAGCGCTTCAGTGCGTGGACAAACCTCCGGAATGTCTGCCCCTTCCGCGCCGGGTCGGGGCGGTTATCCAGAAGCGGCCCCCATGTCGTAAACTCCTCGACGTTTTCGAGGATGATGACGCGTGGCCGCACGAGCTTCGCCCAGCGGATGGCCACCCATGCAAGCCCGCGAATTGCTTTCTCAACGGGCTTGCCGCCTTTTGCTTTTGAGAAGTGCTTGCAGTCAGGAGAGAACCAGGCAAGACCGACGGGACGTCCCGCACACGCCTCCACGGGGTCAACGTCCCAGACGTTTTCGCAGTAATGTTTCGATGTGGGATGGTTGGCGCGGTGCATTGCAATCGCCGCAGGGTCATGGTTAATGGCGATATCCACGCTCCGCCCTGTTGCGAGCTCAATGCCTGTTGATGCGCCGCCACCGCCCGCGAAGTTATCAACGATGAGATCCATATAACCTCTTTTCTTCAAAACAGGAAATCACCCACGGCAGCCATATCGTGTGCGTGCACGATATGGTCTGACAGCAGCCGCAGCAGGCATCAAGAATTTGCTTCATTGCTCACCAACTCCGGATTCTCGTAGATGTTGCCGATGACCTCAAAATGACACATTGTCCCTTGGTTTAACTGTGGGGACGGATGTCCGCTCTCTACCTGCACAGCCGTAAACCCACACAGGATCGGACTCCATTGGATTACAAAATCCGGGCCGTATTTTCCTGTCGGGTGCCGAATAATATCGCCCTCGTAAATCTCGACGCCGTTCTTGTCCTTCGCGCCGATGTACTGCATAAGGCACTCGGTCCTTATAAGCTCAGGCGGACCGCCTGCTGCTTCACGAACCAACACAAAAACGCTGTGACTGTGAGTATAGATATTTGCAACACTACGCATGATCTTTTTTGCGCTATCCCAAGCTCTGAATTTTATCTCACGCATCCCTAGCCCCTCCTGTTCTTGTAGATTTCTTCAACCGATCTCGCGATACTATCCACCGTGAGCCATCCAAAAACCGAAACGGCACCGATAGCCATGAAATCCCAGAAGTTCAGCATTTTATCCCCACCTTCCTACTCATCAGCTCTAGTAACTCTTTGCTGATTTCAGGCTCCTCGCGCTCCATTGTCCGCGCCATCATGCAGCGCATACTCGCATTGATGATATGACTGTCACTCCGATCACCAGCGAGCCACATCGAGAGATGCCGCAGAGCTCTCGCCGCATGCTCCTCCGCGGGGATACTCCGCCATGTTTCGCCCGGATGCTTTTCTGCGCCCGCTGTCAGTCCCTCGGCGATCTCATTCAGCCATGCAAAATCGATGTACCTGTACTCATTGCGTTCCGCGCTCTGCGGATATTTTGTATCTGCCATTTCTATTCTCCTTCCGGCATTGCACTTATGCAGCGCCATCGTATGCGACCAACCGCAAAATACTGATCAGCTGCTGCGCATATCCATCCAGACAGCGCTTTTCCTCCTCGTACTGCGCAAGGCTCAGCCATCCAGTTGCGTTATCTCCCGTGATAATGGGACGCAGCACATAACCCCAGCGTTCATTTCGCACCAGCTGCGTTCCGCCGCCTCGCATGTAATAGAGCCGCGCATAAAATTCCTTGTCGATCTCACGCGCCTTGCTGAGCACGATAATCCAGAGTTCCGAGTCCGTCGGCGAAATATCTGCGGACGGATCCACGCACGCATAGTTCGTTGTCCGCTGCTCCTCACGTTCAAGCATTGCATAAGCGCGTTGTTCTACACGTTCAATCATGGATATATAAGGACTTACCTCCGATGGATTCGACTGCGCCTCTGCTTTTGGCTTCACATGTTCGAAATAGCCCATAAAATCACCTCCGAATCTGAAAGTGTTCCCGCGAAAATGTGGCGCTCCCGCCCGCCCCCCACAAAGAGCGAGGCGTTAGGGGGGGGAAATGGTTCCCAAAGTTCCCGCGGATTTTGACATATATATATAAACTTTTTATACCCCCCTATACCCTAATATCATGGTAAGGGTGGTTACATAGTATATATATAATATGAGGGAACTCAGGGAACTCTCTTATATATATGACCTACCCCCTTGAAATTACTGGATTTTTTCGGTTCCCACGGCGGTTCCCGCAAAGTTCCCATAGTTCCCGTAAACCTATAGCGGCTGTTCAACGGTTTGCGGAATTTGTATCACATGGATCTTTGCACCTCCATAACTGACTCGCTTTGTGAATCGGCGTTTGCCCTTTTCCGGTGTCGAACAGATCAGCCCGCTTTCAACAAACTCCTTGAGAAATTTATTGGACGAAAAGCCCGCACCATCGAGTGCCGCACGCAGATACATCGGGTATACATTGACATATCCACTGCGGATGAACCCGTATTCCGGTGATAGCTTGGCACGTGAGTCGTATCCATTGTCGTTGCTGAAATGCTGCCAGTTACTGACAATCCACTCATCCACAAAATCCCACGCACGCCGCGTATCGGAGATCTCCTGCTTGGTTGCCTGTTCGCCCATAATGGCAATTGCCATATCATAGGCGCCCTGCTGCGCCGCCTCGGGCGACTCGCCGAACAGCCACATACTCGCCAGCATATCCGCGATGGCGACCGTCGCCACGTTGTCAATATGCGGCTCGAAATGATCGGGACACTCCACGCGCAGGCGATTGATAAGTGCCTGCCGCGCCGCCAGAATCTCCGCGTACTCTGTCCCTGCATCCTGGAGGAGACGCTCCATAAACGCCCTGCCGGCTGTCCCGTGCTGCTCCTCGTCGACGGCGTAGACCATCTTTGCTGTCTCCTCCGGCAGCACAGGATAGGTATTGAGCTCAATAATGCGCGTCTTGACACCCTGGATACTCGACTCCTTGGATAGAGGTTCTTCGCCCGACGCCATTGCAATCGTGCGCCACGTGGCCGTCTTTCGGATACCGGACTTACTCGCGCGCACCTTGCCGTGCCCGCCCTCGAGCATATAGACGAGGCTCTCCAATGCTTCCTGCTTATTGTTGCCCATCATGACCTGCCGCTCATTGATGACGAGCGGGAAGTCGTTGCTGTACTCGGCAGCGCGTTCAAGCCCGTTTGTTGTCCCATAGAACGACTTCATCAGCCGCGTCGGATTGCCCCAGACCGTGAGCGCAAATCGCTGCGCTGCCGTCTTGCCGCCGCCCGACGTACCCCAGAAATAAATCATGAAGTTGCGGTTCTTGCAAATGCGTAGAAGCGGGGTGGCAAACGCAGCCGCCAGAACAAAACGTGCGAAGACATACTTTCGGATCTCCTGCGCCGCCTCCTGCCATGCGGCGAGTGTCCCGCACGATGTGAATGCAGCGGAGAGCTCGCCATCGTCATCCATATCCACTCGGTATCTGCTCGATGATGGAATGACAAATTCATTCAGCCCATACGGACGCCAGCCAATTTTAGACACCGCATGAACGACAGGGATATTCGGATTGGCAGCCTCGAGTGCCTGGAGATATTTGACGAGAAACTTTGCCGATTCACTCGATGTATTAAGCCCGCGATCCGTGAGTGCGATGATATTACGCGAAGAAAACGCTTCCGATCGTTTGCACACCGCATGCACCCAGTGTCCATAATAGCGAAACGAGATACATATCTTCTCTGTCTGCGTGTCGATATTGTACTGCTTCTCCGAGATGATGACGGGCGTTCCTGCAGCGAGCCGCTGAACCTGCCCCATCTCCGTCATGCGCACCTCATAAACGCCATCTGCACCGTAGGAAAAATTTGCAGGGATTGCAAGATCGAGCGGTGTATCCGGCACAAGCGCGCATGTGCGTATATCGCCGAGTTTTTGCCCCGTCTCGAGTGCGCCACCCTCGACCACCGAAAGCCCTGCCTGCGATGCTTGTACGCGCTTTACCTCGCGCTGCAGGTCATTGAGATTCACATTTCCCTTGCAGCGCTCCTTAAAGCGCGTATATTCCAGGCTGTTTTCCTTCTTGACCAGCGCAAGTGCACCAAGCGTCTCCTCATTCAGCGTATTCTCTGCATTCGGCAGCGCGATCTGCCGAAGCTTTGCGATTGCCTGCGGCACCTTGCCAAGTGACCATGCGCAGGGCGACTTGATGCCTGGACAGTCCGCACATCCCTTGAACCCCAGCTCCGACTGAATGTGCGCGCAGGTCTGCGGCGTGCACTCGTTCAGATAGTGCGCGAGTTTCTTGCGTGTATCATCTTCATTGAACTTCGCACCGAGCCATTCCTTGACGAGCGGCATGATTATTTCCTCGCCGCCCACACCGCGCATGAGATTCGTACACGCTGCCTTCCAGATTGGCTCCGGCAGTGTTTTATAGTTCTGTTGGAAGTGTTGGAGAAAAGTACAGCTTTCGAGCATCAGCTGCGCATCTCCGTCCGTTGGCCGTCGCTCGAACGTCTCTGTGCGCTCCGTTTTGCTGACTGCTTCCACGGGCGGCAAAATGTCGAAGTCCTCTGCATTGTAGCGCAGCCCCTCGGAGTACTCCGCGACCACACAGGGCGCCGCTCCGCCGCCCTTGCGGTTCAGTGTGCCAGGGACGCGCAGCACACGACAGAGATCGGGGACGCTATCCACATGCCATCCATGTTCCGCTGCACGTGCACGCACAGCACTCTGGAGCCGCCGTAGGAGTTCTTCTGCAGCGCTCCGCTCCTCATCCGTGCGCGTATCGAGCAGTTCGCGAAAGAGATAATACGCATGGATTCCATGACCGCTGTGGACAACGATCGACGGATCCAGCATCTCCGGCAAAAGTGTTCGTGCCGCTATATAGTCCGGCGGCAGGGACTTCGCCGCATGTGCATCGCCTGCGATGTCGATATCCACCCAAAGGGCAGGAATGGCGACAATATCTGCATTCTTTGCTCGTTCATGCGCCCGAAACAGCCGCTCAGACACGCCAACGGAAAAATAGACATCCTTGCCCGCATCACTTGCTTTTTGTGCCGCCTGCGCGGTGTCAGCTTGCGCTGCGCAGGAAAACACCTGCGTTCGTTTGTCCGGCATCGTCCAAAGGTATGTATATCCCTCCGTTTCCTCTGGATAGAGTACCTGGAAAAATTCTATTGTGTCGATGACGCTCACCTCCTTTCAACCAGATCCAGTTTCATATCTGCTGCAGGAGTTCGATTGCCTCCTTGGCAGAGCGCGCCACGCCGCCAACTGCGCCCGCATTGCGTAAGAATGTGTGCATCTTCTCCTGCGCTTTGCTCGTGCGTCCGCCAGGCTTTTTGACCTCGATAAAGGCAAAGACGGCGACCTTCTTTCCGATCATCTCGGGCGTGATCTCGATCGTCCGAAACCCGAAGAGATCCGGAAAGCCGATCGGCAAACCACTCCGAAAGCGCCGTGCATCCTCGATGATGACGCGGTTCAGATTGTTCGCTGCAAGCGTTCCCGTCCACGCCTCTCCAACATTCGCACGGAAAAGCGTGGCCGACTGCTCGGCACCGATCGCAACGCGGATCTCATTTTGTATATCATGCTCTGATTTATTCATGTTATCCCCTCAGTCGTTTCATGTCTGCCATCCGGCTCACCCAGCGCAGTGAGTAGCCGCGCCGCAGCGCAATCGCTGTGAGGTCTGCGACGCTGCGCGCCATGCCAACCTCCTGCCGCCGTTTCTTCCGGCGGATCTCCTCAATCTTCGTGAGTGCGCCCTCTTTTTCGGTAATCGTACGCTCCTCCTGCATGCCGCCGAACGTATATCCACAGGGACAGGTGCGCGCTGTGCTCGGCACCGCCGTATAACAGGCCGGACATATCTTGATTGCCATCGCACGCGGTTTCTTTTTTCTGGTCTCAAGTGACCATTCACGATCCTCATCGGGCATACCATGCCGAAATACATTGCCAACATGGTCAATAATGACGGCACGTTTATTTGGATTTGTCGGATCCGGACGCAGCGGACGCATACTCTGTTGGATGTAGAGCGTCAGCGATGCTGTTGGTCGTGCAAGAATGACTGCTTCCATTGCCGGAACGTCAAAGCCCTCGCCGAGAAGTTCTGCGTTGCATAGAATCTGAATCTTTCCTAGGCGAAAATCTTCGATGGTACGCACGCGGACGGCTTTGTGTGTCTCTCCGTCGATGTGTGCTGCAGGGATACCCGCTGCGCGAAACGATTCCGCAACATGCTCGCTATGCGCCCTGTTGATGCAGTAACAGATGGCGCGTTTCCCCGCGGCGAGATTCTGGTAATTCTTCACAATGTCGCCAATCACGTCAGCATCATCCATCTGACTCAAGAGGTCGCCCTTGACATACTCACCAAAACGCACATGCGCTGCAGCAGGGTCAAACTTCGATGGCGGTGCATAGTAGTCATACGGTGTCAGATTGCCGGCCGCAATAAGTTCGGCAGCCGTAGGACCGAGGACAAGAGACTCGAATATTTCACCGAGCCCCTGCCCGCCAATCCGCTCCGGTGTCGCGGTCACGCCGAGAACATAGGAGGACGCAAACTGATCGATAATCTTGCGGTAGGTATTGGCAACGATATGGTGGCACTCGTCACAAATCAGGAGATCGGGTGCTTGCACCTGCGGCAGCCGGTGAATAAGTGTCTGGACAGATGCAATCTGTACCGGAATGTCATATTCCTTCGCCGCTCCGGCTGCGATCAGACCATGACGAATCCCCATCGCGGAGAATGTCGCAGAGGTCTGTTCAATAAGTTCCTGCCGATGTACCATGAAAACAGCGCGCCGCCCCGAAAGTGCGGTGCCGCGCGCCATCCATGCCGTCATAATTGTCTTGCCCGCGCCGCAGGGCGCAACGGCGCATACACGCCGCCGCCCCTCTGAGAACTCATACCCAACATCATCAATCAGCTGCTGTTGATATGGTCTAAGACTTATATCCATAGTGCATCAATACGGAGCCGCCGCATATCCCTGAGTCGGCTGCGGTGCTGCAGCGGGGACAGCCCCCTGTGGTGCAGCGCCATACGCGGGCGGTGCCCATGGTGCGACACCAGTCTGCATTGGTGCAGGAATCTGCGGCGCATACCCCGCTGCAGGTTGTGCGGGCGCAGTCTGCGGGGGTGGTTGCATCTGCAGCGGCGGTGCCGTCTGCGGAGCTCCCTGCTGACGTGCTGCCGATTCTGCCTGCGTGTCCACGAAGTCAAAGCCTGTCATCGTCACATTCACACCGATATGCGGCTGACCATCATTGTTCCCGACCCATGCCCGCGCATCGAAGATGTCGCCGTGGACCACAATCCGGCTGCCCTTGGTGAAGTATTTGACGATATTCTCACCCTGCTTGCCGAACGCCGAGACATCGATAAAGATGCTCTTTGCCTTGCCGTCCTGCCCCTTTGCCTGCACCTGCGTTGCGACAGCGAACGCCGTGTATGTTGTTCCCGTCTGGTTTGTCTTGACCTCGGGGTTCTTCGTCAGTCTGCCAAAAAATGATACGTTCATCGTAGTCCTCCTCTTTTACTGAAACGGATATCCGTCATCAAACAACCTTCCTGCATATCCTGGTGTGCCCTTGCGGGATTCCGTGATACAGAACTCAATCTGCTCCTGCAATACCTGCTGATAGAACACGGTGGTCTGCTCTGTGTTCATATTTTTCGCCCGTGTGGCAAGATAGTTGTCAATCGTGGATGTGTCCCATCCCATAAACTGCCAGAGACGCAGGAGCTCATCGCGCGGCGGCTTATTGATGTCACAGCGGAACGCGCGGCCGCTCGGCGATGCGCTCTGTGCAGGTGCAGCAGGGGGCGCAGCAACGGGATCCTTGCCCGTTGCCGCCTCGATCTTGTCCGACTCCACAATCTCAAACATCGCGATGTAGAGATAACGCCGGAGATACGTCTGCACCGCGCCAAGATTCTGCACCGGATGGCAGGCCTTCAGCTGTGCCGTCGACATGGGCGTTGTGATCTCCACTTTTGCCTCAGGTTTTTCACAGTCATAAACCGTGAGTGTTGCTGTCTCTGCCGTAAAGGACACTACGGGGAAAATCTTATGCTCGCTGCAGAGCGTCATGATGCGCGGCAGGAAGTCGCCGAGTTCGTAGTACGCATACCCCGCGTACTCGTTCTTCTTGCCTTTCTTTAGACCGTTCTTTGCGAGATCCACGCGGACGGTCTGGATCTTCTCGAAAATGTTCATCGGATGCGAAGACTCCTTCCCTGTTCCAGATGTGCACCCGGCACATCCTCACCTGCGTTGAGCGCCGTCTTGACTGCTTCTTTGTTCACTTCATAGCGTGCAGGAATGAGATCCAGATAGCAGAGCGGGATTGCATCCTCGTCCGTAATCTTCAGCGACGGCGGGTTGTTCTGTACGGTCATCGTACCGCGCGTCGTCTCTACCTTGGGTTTTCCCATTGCATCAAGATTCCGCTGATACCAGTCCTTAATGCTTTGGATGCGGTTGTCGATGATCTTCTGCCGCTCCGTGAGGCGCTTTGCTTCTGCCTTCATCCCGTCGCGCAGATGCTCGAGCGAGCGAATGAGGCCGATGCCGTTCTCGCATTTCACCGTGATATTCGCCTCAATCGTCTGCAGGCATTCCTCGAGGACATTAAGATCCATCGTCTCATCCAGCACTAGATCCATGACGCCGTTAAATGCGTCACCAAGGTCGTATAGTGTTCTTGCCATTGTATGCCTCCTTATGCGGGGATAATTGCCTTGAGGATCATCCGCAACTCGCGGATCAGCTCAATCATCTGCGCGATCGTTGCCTCAGGGTCATGGATGCGGTCAAGGCACGCATCCGCTGCCTGGCGATAGGCGTCCTGCTTGTACTCGTGCATTGGATTGTTGTCATCCTCCTCGCGGTAGGGGCGCAGCATCTGCACCCCGTCGACAGGATCCACATCGATAAATCCGCGCCGCTTGAGCCGGTGCTTGTACCGGCTTACCTGCCGACGCTCCCAGTCGAGCGCAGTCATAACTTCGTCGGCTGTCGCCTTCGGATGCTCGATGAAATAGTTGTAGAGCTTTTCGCAATGTGTCATGTTATATCTCCTATCACACCTGCATTCCTTCGGGATACTTCGTTGTAAGCGGTCGGTAGTTCGGGTCGATCTCCTGCTCCGTCTTTCCGCACTGTGGGCATTTCATCTTGGGGATAACATTCACATGGAAATTGGCATCGTCATAGCCCCGCTCTTCGCATTCGTGCCCGCAGGCCTCGCAGCGAAAGATTGCCCAAAAATCTCGGCGATACTGACGCTGAATCTGTTTGATCTTCATATTGCATTACCTCCTGTTGGCGTGCTACAATAAGCACAGAATATCTTTTTTCCTATGGTGCTCAGACTGGCGGCTACCGGTCTGGGCGCTTTTTTTGTGCGTGAGTTTCGGCGCGGCAGGTTTGCGCTGCAGCGCATCGCCGTCTCCTCTCGTGTACGCGGAACACCCGGACACCCGTCGCATACTGCTGCCGTGCAGGTGAGACACCCGCGCCCTGGGCGGTTCATGGCGTGCCCTCGCTGTTCAAGCGCTTTGCTGCTGCGTTGGCTTCGCTCTTTTTCAGATAGATGCCGGCGGTCTCCTTGTTCTTTCCGAAACTCGGTCCCTCTGGGTCGATCAAGCGAAAAACCTGGTATCGGCGCGTCGGTCCGCCTTCTCCGTACAAGCTAAACGCTTCCACCTGCCAGCTAGACATTACTTGCCTCCTCCTCGTTCATCTTGGCTGCGAGTTTCATTGCCTCACGCTCATCGTGCAGCAGGCCTCCCGCGTACTCGCGGTTGCCGCTGTGATCGACCTTCCGCATATCCTTGATGCGGTAGACCTGGTAGACCTTCTTTCCCCCGAGCCACTGACTCGAGATCATCCATTCACTCACTCGTTATCTCCTTTCACCCAATATGTGATCTTCAAACGATCGCCGGGATAGATCATCCCTTTGCGATCAAGCAGCCACGGATTGTTTTCCTCGATTCCGCTCTTGTACTCGAGGATGTACCGGCGCGTGCCGGTGTTCTTCGAGCAGTACGTTTCCGCGATGTCCCAGAGCGTATCTCCGGGACGGACGACGTACGTCTCTTCGACGAGGACGGCCCCTCCGTCGTCCCAGGGGTTACACGCCCCTGCGAGCAGGATCGCTGCACCTGCGATGCAGCATCCGGCGATGATTTTCTGTGCTGTCATGCGACTGCCTCCTCTCTGTCGTCCCCCTCTGCCGGACGCACCTCGACAACAACATCCTTCTGCCCGGACACCTCGAGGAGCACCCTCCAGATGTGCCGCGCCTGTGCTTCGGTCATTTTGATCACCCCCTCTCTGTGCGGTTGTTCGGATTACCGAACTTCCGGGGTAAAAAAATACTCGTCAAGTTGAGATAAGCTCTGATTCAAGAGCTTCATCGAGTCCAGCATTTCCTGTTGCGTAAACTCTGAGCAGTTGTTGAGCTTTTGACTAAGAGTGGATTTCGACACGCCGAGAGCCTCAGCGAACCGGTCCTGTGTCCCAAATACCTCTCTGATTTTCCCTCTCAACTTATCATAAGAAAAACTCACCATTTCACCTCGCCTCCAAAATTCGGTTTTCTTAACCACACATAGGATATCATCTTTGCTGGTTCCACGCAAGAACTTTTTTAAAGTTTCCCGAACTTTTTTTCTAAAATCGTTATTTTTAGTTGTGTTTTCCGAATTTCTACTATATAATTACCCCAAGGAGGTTTTTAT